GGTGATATTACAATATCAGGGAATACAACTTCCCAAAACATAAAGTTAACGAATACTGATATTTCTGCAACTATATCTTCCGGGACAATAACAATTGATGCAAGAGAAAAGTCATATGGTACAGCACCACTCGTCGTTTCAACAACTGACGTTTCGAATCTTGTATTCTCAAATCTTATAACGGGTGCACAAATTGTCGTACCTATACTCGCGAGTGGAGGTGATATAAACATTTCGTCCGCCATGACGAATGTAAATTTTTATGCAATGACAACCGATGTTTCGATTACCCAGGACAAACATGGACTCATGACACTATCGAATTTATATGGAAATATTTATATGAATGCGATTGGATTTGCCTAGGTTAAAAAAATAAAACCTTAGTATAATATAAAATATGTCTGGAGGTATTGCTCAACTCGTTGCCGTAGGTGCCCAAGATGCGCATCTCGTCGGCCAACCTGAAGTTTCTTTTTTCAGGTCCAACTATAAACGTCACACAAATTTCGCACAAACTGTTGAAAGACAGGTTATCCAGGGCAACCCATCCGCGGGTTCTATGTCGACCGTCAGGTTTGAAAGAAAAGGGGATATGGTCGGGTACGTGTATATCGCTCCAACTAAAGCGGGTATAGCTCACAAATTTTCACCAGCCGATTGGGTCAACGCGATTTCCAAAGTTGAACTTCTCATTGGTGGACAAGTCATTGATGAACAAACATCTGAATTCTCACAATACATTGCGCCATCTATATTAGCACAAAACTTAACTAAATCTACTTCCGGGTTTGGGGAAGTAGCTGAAAGTAAGTTCTACCCACTCAGGTTTTCGTTTTGTGAAAACGCTCAAACCGCCATCCCATTGATCGCTCTTCAATATCACGATGTGGAATTGAGAATTACTTGGGGTACCAATCTCGATGGGGCTACATATGAAGTCTACAGTCAATTCATTCACCTTGACACAGACGAGCGTACCGCTTTGTCTTCCGCGCCACAAAACATGCTTATTACACAAACACAAAAAGCTATCGCCTCCGCTTCCAAAATTCAAGAACTCAACTTTAACCACCCAATTAAGTGTTTGGTAGCTGCAGATGGTAGCGCTCTTTCTATTGCAGCCGACGCAAATAAAATGAAACTCCAAATCAATGGTACGGATGTTGCTGATTTCAAATACGTTGATCCACATTATACCGCGGTCACTTCGTATTACCACACAGTTGGTTCCAAACCAATTACTAACATAACGACGTCGGTCGAAAACCCAGATGTATCACTCCCAGTTACATACAGCAATACTGCCATAGAGGAGATATATAACACTAATGTCGCGACGATTACTTCTACTACTGTAGCTACAGGTGAAAATGACAAGTTCTTCTTGTACCCATTCTGCCTCGATACGTCCAAGGTTCAACCAACCGGTTCGCTCAACTTCAGTAGACTCGATTCCGCGAGACTTGTCAATGACACAGCCAACTCGAGTGATGATATCTACGCCGTCAACTACAACATCCTCCGTATTGAAAATGGTATGGGTGGTTTGATGTATTCCAATTAAGTAATTTAATTTAGCCGCTTATTATAAATGTTTTGGCAATTAATTTTTCTCGTAGCATTTGTCTTTGTTATAACGTATGACCCAAAATCAGGTACTTTAGATCATTTAGTTGGTAAAAAACCAGAAAAGCCTCCTCAGAATGCGGAGTGTAAAGAAGGACATTACCAGGAAATACAATTTGGAAAAATGGGGTACCCGTGTCCAACCGAAAAAAGAACGCACATGGGTGCGATTATAGGAACTTAAAAAATTAGCTCGTAATTTTATATATAAAATGTTTACATTCGATCGCGATACCGCGACTATAGTTGCCGTGCTCATGTGTATTGTTGCCACAATGTACATGTACAGAGAACTTAATAAAACGAAATCAGAAATGGATAATGTTAAAGGATTTTACGGAAACCTCATGACACATTTATCCAGACCACCACCACAAGTGAAATCTATACCAGATGTAGAAACAGAAAAAGATGAGGTTTTAGACACCCAAGTTGATGATGAAGAAGAATCTTCAGAATAATCATCTTATTCAATTATAACTTGCAAATAAACAATGAAAAAATATAAAGCAATTGCAGTCCCCGTCACTTTTATAGGTGATAAACCACGATTTCTCACTGTCCGGGATCGAAGATTCAAAGATTGGATTTTCGTCACCGGAGGGTGTAGGCGAAGAGAGATTCCAAATCCCATTAGATGTGCTTTGAGAGAACTTGAAGAAGAAACCAGGGGGGTTGTTTCTTTGAAAAAAGGTGAATATACAGAATTTAAGTTTGTAGTAACGGAAAGTCCAGGAGTGGAACTTGAATATAACGTTTACGTGTTTTTCGTAAACTATACCATACAGGAACAGGCTGAACTTATACGTAAGTTTAACGACGAAAAACAGAAAATGAATCTTCGTAAGATTCAGAAACAGCCCATCAAGAGAACACATGATGAAAATGATTTCATGAATTTTGAAACACTTTCGGAGTTCAGTACGAAAAAACAATGGGATCGTATTGTTAAAAACGTACTTAATAACCCAGAATTTTACGCGTGTGTAACTTCTCTCGATAGAAAAACCTTCTCTATTAAATAATGAAGTCTAAGAACTACATTTTATCTCAGATACAGGAGCTTCTCATTGAAAGGCATGCATATACATTAGAATAGCGGAAAGGTACGTTGAATTACATAAAGAGGATAAAGTCTATGAACTCCTCGTTTTAAAGAAAAGTTTATCAGAAGAAGAAAATTATCCGGAAGTCTCATATAGACTCTCCATTTGGCGTCACGAGTATGAAGATGAATAAACAGTATAAAAAGATAAATAGATTAATAGGTAAGTATGTTTAAACGTTGGTGTAAAGACCAAGGTTTTGCTAATAACTCCGATTTATCACATGTGCTCATGGACGGTGGCGTCCTCTCCGTGCCATTTGATAAATTGAATGACTTTTACGAAAAATGTGTAGAAGTATATAACTCCGGTGAGATTGG